AATGGGACAACCTCAGCAATCGACAGGTCTTGAATTGCCAGAAGAGATAAGATCTATTGCGTTGAGGCAGCTACAACAACAAGGAGACCCATTACAAGCATCCCAAATAACAGCGGCAGAAGTTCTTCGCGGTCCCCCTTTAAGAGATCTTGGCAGAACGATTGAGCAGAAAGCTGGAAAAAATCTTGAGGATGTGGTGTTAGAGTTTTTGAGTGGTCAGGTACAAGGTCAAGATATTGATATTGGAATGGCACAGCAGGCAATGCCACCACAACAGTCTGGAGGGATACGATCTATGCCAGACGATCAGTTAATGGCGCTGATGAAACAACGTGGATTGTTATGACACTATCTCAAACACTTTTAGGATCAGCAGTAGGTTTAGGTGCAAGAGTTCTTGAAGGCTTTCAACGCAGAAAAGCTAATAAAGATCGTAGAGATAATAATTCTTTTTCTAAACAGCTAATAACAGAGCTTGATAGAAGGCTACAACAAGAGGCTAACAGAAGAGCGCAGGAAGAATCTGCAATTGAAGAAGAATTTAATCGCAGGTTAATCGAGGAATACCAGAGAAGACTAGCTGAACAACAAATACAAGCTCCTACACCTACTCCAATACATACAGAAGAAATACCGGAAGCACCATATCCAAGTTCAAACATAGCTGGTTTTAAATACGATCCAAAAAACAAACGGATGTTTGTGCAATTTTTAGACAAATATCCAAACAGGAATGGTCCTAAATATGTTTATGAAAATGTAGACCCTTTCATATATGATGTCATAAAGAAGGGTGCAGTTGCTCCAAAAACTTCTGGATCGAATAAATATCATACTTGGTATAAGGATATTTCACCAAGTTTGGGAGCCTCTGTTTATCACCTTCTTAAAATGGGAAATTATCGTTATCAAAGAATTGGCTAGCTAATCTTTATTTGAAAAGCGACTCAATCTAAAAGCGATTAAGCCACCTATAGAACCACCGACAATTGATAGCAGTAAAAGACATAATATTTTCACTCTTCCTCCAAGCTATCGTAAACAGTTCTCAAATCCACATGGACAATTCTCTCTATCTCAGTAACAGGAATCCTAAAGACAGCATTCTTGCCGGCGGTCAATCGTAGCGCCAATATTTTACCATCTTTAATACCTTTATACACTGTATTATAGTGTACCCCAAGTTCTTCTGCAAACTCCTTAACTGTGTAAAATCGTTTCAAACTGTAACCTGCCTTGCAATTATGTTTTATTCTGTTATCTGCATTCCCATTCTTTGACACTCAATGATATTTTGAAAGAAAAAAAACTTGAGGTTTAAAAATGGCAAAGGCAATTGGATTAAATGGATTGGTAAACGTTGCACCTGGTGCGATTCAAGGTCACGGAGCACCACCAAGCAGTGCAAGAGGTGGGTTAGGACAAGATTATTTCGATATTGATACTTCTCCTCCTACTCAGTATATCTATAATGGTTCAACATGGGCACAAGGTGGTAATGAACTAGCAACCACAACGTCTCCTGGTATCGTTCTCATCAATACAGATGGTACGCTAGCAGGTGCAGATAATACTACAGTACCAACGTCTTTGGCTGTTAAAACCTATGCTGATGCTCTAGCGATTGCCGGAGCGCCTATTGCGACAGATTCAACCAATGGTATTGGTAAAACGGTAACAGATGCAAATGCAATAGCAAGAATTGCAAATTCAGCAACTGAGGCATATTTTGTTAGTCCTGAAAATTTAGATGCTATTCTAGCATCTCCATCAGCTATTGGTGGAACCTCAGCAGATGCTGGTACATTTACAGATTTAACAGCAGATGGAACAGGTGCCGTTACACTAGATGGAAATGCAGCTTCTCAGTTCACGACATCAGCTGGTGATATCACAATTGATTCTAATGCTGGGTCTGTCATTATCGATGGTGGTGAAGCTGTTGCAGATGCTATTTTACTCGACGCATCAAATGCAGCTGGAGGAATCGACATCGATGCAGGTACAGGTGGAATTACTGTAGATTCTGGCGATGCTATCTCATTAGATGCCGCAGCCGCTTCTAACTTTACAACTAGTGCTGGAGATATCTCAATTATCGCAAGTGCGGCGTCCGTAAATATTACCGGTGCTGAGAATGCAGCTGATGCAATTGTCCTAAATGCAAGCGCTGGTGGTATTGATATTACTGCAGCCGGCGCAGCAGGTGAGGATATTGATCTCGTCAACACAGCAGGATCTATTAATCTAAATGCAGGGGAAGGAGCATCCGACGCTATCAATATAGATTCATCAGGCGGCTTTGATTTAGATGCAGCTGGACAGGTCAATATAGCATCTTCTCAAAATGCAGCTGATTCAATCATCGTTACTTCATCAGCCGGAGGTATTGATATCCTGGCAAACTCAGCGGCGGCAGGTGAAGACATTGATATTCAGGCCAGTTCGTCTATCAATCTTGTTAGTACAGAAGATGCAGCGCAATCCATTTACCTTCGAGCAAATGGAGGAACATCAGAAACAGTTGACATCCACTCAGACCAAGGAACAGGTGTAGCATCTATTAACGTTCACTCAGATGTGGGTGGAGTAACGATAGCCTCTGGTCTAGCATCCGCTGATGCAATTAATATTACAGCCTCAGATGCAGCAGGAGGCATTGACATTGATGCAGGAACAAATGGTGTAATTGTTGATTCTACAGGTGCCATTTCATTAGATGGTGCGGCAGCTTCAAACTTTTCAGTATCAGGGGCTGGTATCGACCTAGACTTAGCCTCAGCGGCTGGACGTGTTATTGTCACAGCCGGAGAAGACGCAGCTGATGCAATTTACCTACATGCTGATGCTGGAACTAGTGAAAAGATTCGTATTCATTCCGATCAGGGAACAAGTGCCGATTCTGTAGCTCTTGATTCTGATGTCGGAGGAATTACCCTAACATCAGGTCTGGCAAGCGCTGACGCAATTAACATTGTTGCAAGTGATGCTGCTGGTGGAATAGATGTCGATTCAGGAACAGGTGGAGTTATTGTAGATTCAACAGGCGCTATTTCCTTAGATGCGGCTGCTGCTTCTAACTTCAGTGTATCTGGAGCTGGAGTTGATCTAGACCTAGCCTCAGCAGCAGGAAGAATTATTTTGACCGCTGGTGAAGATGCAGCCGATGCAATCTACTTACATGCTGACGCTGGAACTAGTGAGAAAATTAGAATCCACAGTGACCAGGGTACTGGTGCCGATTCTGTCGAATTAGAATCAGATGTCGGAGGTATTACCTTGACAAGTGGACTAGCTTCTGCCGATGCGATCAACCTTTCAGCGTCTGCTGGTGGTGTAGATATTGACGGTGCACTGCAAGTGAATATTGCTTCTTCACAGGCGGCCACAGGTGCTCTTACTTTAGCGGCGTCCGATGCTGCTGGTAACATAACTCTTACAGGTGCAGTTGCTTGCACTCCTGACAGTATAACATCAGATAATGCCGGCGTTGCCGCTTCTATCAACACTGGGGCTACTTTGATCACGACAGATGGTGATAGCAACCTAGATAACGTGACATTGGCCGACGGATTGATTGCGGGTCAAATTAAGCATTTTGCAATTATCGCAGCAGGGAATGTGGCTGATAGTGTGAAAATCACCCCTGCGAATATGGCAGGCGGAACACAAATTACTTTCAGCGCAGATCCAACAGGATTGGGATGCAGCATGATTTTTGACGGTACAAACTGGACCGTATTTGCCAATAATGGCGGTGTAATTGCTTAAAACACATCATTGTTAAGTAAAATATATACAGTTATAGTGGGTCATATCAAAAATCCACTATAACTCAAGAGGTATCATGTTTGAAATTGAAGCAGTTCTAAAAGTAAAAAACGAAAACAATAACAGCATCCATTCCTACCATTGCCCACAAAACACCTCACTGATCGAAGCTCACCAGGTTTTACGTCACATGACTAAAATAGTAGGTGATAAGATTGAGGCTGTAAAAAAGGATCAGGAAGAGGACAAATGTAATGAATCGCATGAAGAATGTCCTGAGCAAGCAAAAGAGGCGCTAAGTGAGAAAAAAGAGCCAGTCAAAGAGTAAATATGTCAATGATGACAAAAGAGAAGACAAGGTTATTAAAAAGGTCCAGAAATCAGCTAAGGTTCCTAAAGGAAATGCTATTGCAATTTTAAAAAGCAAAGGTGTCCTGAAACAGAAGAAAGGCGGAGGATTGGCCATTAAAAGAGCGAGAGGTAAATAATGCCAGCTACAAAAGATTTAGTAAGGGCGGGGAACCAACCGTTACGAACCTATAATACTTCGGGAGGCGATTCTTCTTGGCAAGCAGTTGGCGATCCCCTCAGTTCTCCGACAAGAATAGTAAAGTTTAAGAATGACAGTAATATCAATGTTGAGATTAGCTATGATGCAGTTGATTCTCATGACATCATTTTGTCTGGAGATCGGGAAATTGAGGATCTTTGCGCTAACAAAACAATCGATTCAGGGATGATGAGAGGTCAATCAATTCAAATCTATGCACGAAGTTCTGCCGGAATTGGAAATCTTTACATCACAACGATCCACACGGAGAAGTAATGAGTCAGATTAGCGCAACACTAAAAAGCACACCTAGCGTTCCCACGTCTTTTATCACAGATGATGGAACAGCTATACCGGTAGCTAACACTCTTAATCTTCTTGCTAGGGATACAACGGACAATAACGTCAATGGTTTAAGAACGAAAGCTGATCCATCGGGTGGTGATGATCTCTATGTTGAGTTGACAAATAGAGTTAGGGGAACAGCTACTGTATCAGGTGCCACAACAGGCGATATTATTACATTGGATCTTGGCGCAAGCGCAGCAGTATACCGATTCCATCTGCATGTAACTGGACGAGATACTGGAACAGGCGATGGCCTTGGATACTCAGTATTCGGATCGATTAAAACCGATGGAGCTACAGCCACAGTGATTAAAACAGCATTTACTGATGGGGATGAAGATGTATCTCTTGAAGATGCACAGATGGATTTTATAGCATCGGGAAACAACATGATTCTTAGAGCTACAGGAGTTGCAGCACAAACAATTTCTTATGCAGCTTATGGATATTACATAGTGGTATAAGATGAGTGGCTTTGATAATGAAATCTGCAACGCTAATGGATATAGAGGAGCTAGAAGATCTATAGCCTCTAGTGATAGCATCACACGAGATGATTTTTACATTGGATGTAATCATAATGTTGCAATTACATTAGATTTGCCTACCAATCCTGGTGAAAGTCAAATGTTTATCATAAAAGATGAAAGCGGATCTGCATCGTCATATCCAATAACTATTCAAGTTTCTGGTGGTGCAATTGACGGTCAAAGCAGTTTTATCATTAATGTAGACTATGGAGCAATAAATCTTATGTCTAATGGCTTGGAGTATTATATTTTTTAATGGCTTATTTTAATCTCACAGAACCAGTTGATGTCAATGTCCAAGGAGTAGTAAAAAACTTTCCTAGCGGAACAGAAATAGCGGTTGGTGATATTGATGGATATCGTGTTTTCAATAAATTTGCTGAATCTACAGTCATAAGCACTAGCTACGTTGATATTTGGCCGAACGCCTCAATCTTATCTTACCTAAGTTCAGCTGAAACAATGCATCTTTCTTCTACTTCAGGCAATGACACATCTGGTGGAACAGGCGCACAACAAGTAAGAGTTTACGGATTAGATAATGATTATTATGAAATAGATGAGATCGTAAACCTTGCAGGAACGGGAAACTCCACAACATCAAAAAGTTTTCTGCGAATTTATAGAATGGTAGTTATCCAGGCAGGTTCCGGAAGTGCAAACGCAGGAATAATAACAGCAACAGCCACAAGCGCAGGAACTGTTCAAGCCTATATAGGCGTAGGTATTAATCAGACTCTTCAATCTCAATATACTGTCCCGGCAAATTATTACTTATCTTTGACCGGATTCGAAATTACTGTGCAAAAAGGAGACCAGGCAAATATTCGTGGCGTAGTACGTCCTTTTGGGCAGACATTTCAGGTAAAAAGGGTATACAATATTTATCAAAGTGCGAATAGTTTTGCTTTTGAACCACCTATTTTAATTCCTCCAAAATCAGACATATCATTGCGTGCAATCAAAATTTCAGGTGCAGGGAATGTTACAGCTTCCTGTTCTTATGATGGTTATTTAATCAATTCAAGTTTAGTAAAGGTATAGAATGAGCGGATTTGACAACGAAATTCTAAAAAGACAATTTAAGAGACTCTACTGAAAGGCAGAGATAGCTTGTAGGTGAAAGATCGCATTTTTCTAAATTAACAGAAGATCAGGTAAAAAAAATATTATATTCAAAAGAAAAGCAAATATGTCTTGCAAAAAGATATAAATTTTGCAAAAACACTATTAACAATATAAAGAAAGGACGACATTGGAGACATGTCGTAAGTGATTGAATGTCAGGTTTCGATAATGAGGTGCTTTTCGCGGAAAACTGGGATTTTAGGGGAACATCTCCAGTCTCAGGACAGGCAACATCAGGAGGGGATCTTCCCATTGGAACAGGAGGAACGCCTGCAATTAAAGTAGGACAGCTAGTTTCATCAGATGGAACTGTGTCGATCAACTATATCGATCCTAATCTGGATTTATCAGCAGGTGCTTCCGTGGCGACTACTTATGTCGGTGATACAGGATCTGCAACACCTGTAGCGAATAGCCTCAATGTCGATGGTATTGAAGAAACTAGTATAAGAGCTTCTGGAAATACATTAAGTGTATTTAGCCCTCGCCTTGCACGTTTTGTAGTCGACCCAACAACTGATAGAGGGACTCATACAACTATAGCTAGTGCAGTTGCAGCAGCAAGCTCTGGCGATTCAATTATGATTCGTCCAGGGACATACACAGAAGATTACACAGATCCCGGTGGTTTAAACTTTTTTGCAGCTCCAAACACAAATATCAACGGAAACGTAACAATTGTCGGAAAAATAACGCAGACAGCAGCAGGAAACTCGACATATTCAGGAATACAATTTCAGACCAATGGAGATGTGATATTAGAATTTGCTGGGTCCGGATCTATTCAAACAAACTTTTTCAATTGTAGTTTCTTTTTTAGTGACGGTGATTGTTTCACAGTAAATAATGCAAGCTGTTCTCCGAATTTCAACAACTGCAACTTCCACCAAACAGCAGATTCTCTTGATCTATATAACATCACCTTATGTGGAACAGCTAAGTTTATCAATTGTAGGTTATTCAACAGCTCATCAGTGCCAGGAATTGCAAATATTGCAGCAGGAAATGTAAGCATTATTAATTCATCATTTCAGGAACATCGTTTTACTGCTGGAACGACATCTATTTTTCAAGCTTTTGATTCCACTTTTGATGGAGATGGAAATAATATAGTATTGGTCACGACATCTGGAACAGGAGCCAGTCATGAAATAAACGGTTGTTCATTTACATCAGGATCCGCAGCTTCTATTTCGATTGGATCTGGTACGACTTGTAAAATAGGTGAGATAGAGGTCAACTCAACAAATGCAAATCCTGTCACAGGTGCTGGATCGATCAACTATGGTGAAATTGTTTTCTCAAATACTGGGAACGGAATCAATGTCACTTCATCTACTGCAAGAAGCGTAGCAACTGGTCAAATTTCATTTGATGATGGAACAAATTATCTTGATTATTACGAAGAAGGGACATGGACCCCTGAATTGACAGGATCAACGGGTGCGCCAACGATTGCATATACGTCTCAGATAGGACGATATACTAGAATAGGGAACATGGTTTATGTTAAGGCTCTTGTTATCGTAAATACTATTTCTGGAGGTTCTGGCAGTGTTAGAATAACAAATCTTCCTTTTACCTCGGCTAATGATGGATGTCAAAATCCGACAGGCGGTGTTATACCAAACGGAGTTGACTATGATAATGCAGCTACATTTTTGACAGCAGCCGTCCCTGCTAATGTTGCTTATGCAGTTGTTTACGAAGCAAAAGATGCGGCTACAGGAAGCGCAGTCAGCATTACAGACTTTTCAGCTTCTGATAATATTACTATTGGAATAACTTACAGGGTTTAAAATGACTTTAGAAAAAAAGAAGAAATTACGACGAATTGAGTTAACTTTTACTGACGACTGCGTGCATCCGGATTGTCATTGTGTCTATGAAATTGCGGTCGAAGAAGATGGGCAAGAGATTGCAAAAAGAGTTCACAGAGAGGTGCACAAAGCAACAGATATTATTGAAAATTTGCCGTTGAAGAAGTTGTATGTAAGCAAAGATTTGATAGATGTTCAACGATGATTTTTTAACAAAACTCTATATCTGGAAGGAATTTCTTATGGGTATTTGCTTAGTAGTAATTCTTTTGTGTTCGTATTTCACAGGCTGTTCTCATATCAATGAAAAGACCGGATTGAAAAATGACAACATTTTTGAGCAAAGCGTTGAAAAACTTATCGAATCTGAATTTGGTATCGAAGTAGATTTGACTCCGAATGACGATATTTAGTCAAAAAAACCTGGACCCGAAGATCCAGGTAGAGACTAAAACGCTAGGTTATTGCTTGGAATAACTACTTTTAGTAAGCCATTGTGACAGATTGTTTTCAAACTTTTTCTGGTCTTTCTTCAATTCAAAGATTGATTCATCTTCTGAACATTTATAATGCTTGCTGTGGGCCTGTACGAAAACCTTAACATCTTCTATTGAAAATCTAGGGTCATTTTCAAATTGCTTATAAAAATCTTCTTTTTGGACACTGACATTTTTTGAAACCTTTTTAATCGATTTAACAGCCCTGTTTCCATCGTCATCATCTTCTGCAACAATGCCTAGAGAGGCTGCTAAAGAATAACGTTTTGCATAAGACAGAGCAGAACCAACAGCTTGAGCATCATTTTTAGAGACCGGCATTATTAATGGTCCGAACTCCATAAACTCACCGGAACTATGTTGCAGACGTGTTGTAACAGAAACACCTTCGGGAAGCGTTTGAGCATCTTGTACGACACAAAGTTCATTATTTTGCAGTTCTTCCCGTATAGCTGCCCATATGCTTGGCAGATCAGCATATTTGCTTTTGAAAAAAGGGTTAATGTTACCTTTCTTAACAGCGGCCATATTACCCTGCAAAGCTATCAAAGAACTAGAAATTTTAGTAATGGTTTCGCTCGTTTTCATGTTTAACCTCTCGTTTTATTCATTTCAAAATATTTGTATATTTCTAAGCATTTTAAAAACATGATGATAGACTCATCAAATTTAGTCCGAATCAGAGAGGGTTTTTTCCCATCTTTTTTTAAATGCACAGCAATTGCAGTAATTTCCTTCCCTTCATATAGTGAAGTGGCCATCATTTGATAAGCAGCCAGTTGTAAATTCCAAGACTTTTGTTTTCTGGATGATGTTTTCCAGTCGTACAAAATGACGTTATTGTCAAACTCACAGATTAAATCTGCCTGACCGGTAATCATTAAATCATCATCAAACATACGTAATTCAGTCCGAAAACCCACACATTGTTGAAGATTCAAATCATTTTTAATTTTTTCATAGCTTTTGATATATCCTTGGATATCTTCATCATTAGAATGACCTAAACCTAATATGTCAGCTTCAATTGAAAGATGAGCGCGAGTACCACGATCAGCTGCCGGCTCCAAGTAACACAGTGGGACGAACTCGACGCCGCTGAAAGGCTTTAAAATACTTGTGACACGTGTATAGTCATTGATATTTTTTTCTTTTATCATAACTTCCTTGTTTTTTTAAGGTTTCTCATATATAATACCTTGAATATACAACATTATTGCATTATATGCAAATAAAAGGTGACAACATGGAAAAAAAACCACTTACTTTTCGTGAGTTTTATGAGAAATATCGGGTGCCGTTAACTAAAGTTGCTGAAGAGTGCAATTTGAATTATCACAAAGTTTATCGATTGCTTGAGCTAAAGCATATGCCTACATTAAGGACAGCTGTTTTAATTGAAAAGTACACTAAAGGTGAGGTTCCTTGTGAGATGCTTTTACCAAAATCTGTGAGAGAATCCCTTGAAAAAGGGGAGATGAGCTAAAAAAAATGCCGACCCGAAAGCCGGCAAAAACAAATAATCGAAACATGATTCATAAAGATATGATCGAGTTCAGTAAAAATGTTAATGAATTTTATCTTTGATGGGAACAAAAAAACCCCTCAAAAAGAGGGGCCAATAGAAAAAGCACAAAAGGTAAAACCTTTGTCTCCATGAAAAATGAGATAATTTCATAATGTAAAAATAGACCATTAAACGCAACAAAGTATAAAAATGACAGATATCAGTAAGTGCGTGGGAGAAGGATGTCCTAAAAAAGAGCGGTGCTATCGGTATACGGCTAAGTGTCATCCGACCTGGCAGTCGTATATAGATGCTCCAAGGTTGGAGGACGGTTCATGCGGCATGTTTTGGGATAATAGCCGAAAAGAAAAAAAGAAACGTACCCATGACAAGTAAAAAAGAGATCATCATCATATCAATTATTTTCTTTACACTCTTCTTTCTAAAAATGACGATCTGCCCTATCATGTCGTTGTGGTTTATCTTCTTGCCATTGTATGTTCCGGCTGCTGTATTGGCATACTGGTTGGTTTTCTATCTGTTAGTGAGGATTCGTTAAAAAAAGACAAGATTGTCATTGATCCCAGTCTATATACACCTCTTTTAATATATAGTCTTGCTCAGTAGTGCCAGATCTTATAATTTTCATGGATTTTCTATCCACTATCTGGAACCATTGCCGGTTATGATTACCATATTTTATGATACAAAACTTTTCTGCTTCATCTAATGATTTAAACGAATCTTGAAAATCTTCTGCACCGCCAATAGGGTAAAACGCCTCACCACCAAAAACTAAGTATTTATTAATTTCAAAGGTTGCGATTGGATTGTCCATTTGTGAATCTCCTTGAACAAAAAAAAAAGACGTACTACAGTTTAGCACGTCTTTTTACAAGATTTCCCAACTTAGCCTTTGGGAAAAAATGGAGGAAATAAGGGTTCCTCAGTCTCGTTACAGTATATCATAACTGTAACTTTCTGAAAGCTTTTTCTCCTTAATAGTATTAACCAGTTTTAAGGAAATTGTGATGCAATCAGGCAAATATACTACAACATATCCCTATTTTATTACAATCCTTAAAGAAAATTATAAGGAAAGTAATGTCTACTATCAAAAAAATGCACTTAGAAGACAGAATTAAAGAATTTATATATAATTCAGGGTATGAATCACCAGAAATAATTTACTTCGATTCAGAGTTGCACAGGTTTTCCGGAAGGTCTAGTAAGCCAAGTGACAAAGACGAATGGTATGTAGCGCACGAGTGGGAGTACCAAGAAAAGGTCTACCAAAAAGTCATTCTTGGATCCTGGAGGCATCCAGACCAAAAACATGTCTGGAACTCATGGGGAGAAAGCAAACTGGACCATGATAATTACCAGATCTACAAAGAAAAAGAGAAGCAAGCTAGAGAGGCGTTAGAAGTAGAACGCAAGAAAAGCGAAGAGGGTGCAGTTAAGTTTTATTATGAATTGCCAGATTTAGAAACAACCCATCCCTATTTACTCGCAAAAGGCTTTGACATTACGTTTGATGGATTAAAGGTTTATAAAGACCGTCTGGTGATACCAAAAACAGATGAGACTGGAAAGATACGATCGTATGAGATCATCGATCCTGACGGGTCTAAACGATGCGCAAAGGGATGTGTGTCTAAAAACACATTCTATAAGCTAACCGGAACCAACAAGAAAATCTATATAGCAGAAGGTTTTGCAACAGCAGCTAGTGTTCATCTTGCAACAGGAGCAACGGTTTATTGCGCCTTTTCTGCTAATAACTGCAAAAATGTTGCAGCAATCGCAATGTACCACAACAAGAACACACCAGTAACATTATGCCAAGATCTAGGTCAATCAGGCGATAAGACTGCGGAGGAGTGCGCAAAGCTTGGCATAGAGAGCATTAAACCTGTCTGTGAAGGCGATGGTACCGACTTCAATGATATGTACATGCAATCAGGTGAGGAAGCTGTTAAGAGGCTGTTGTGTGGATCGCTTCCGGAAATGCTAGATATCTTTGACATATTATCACAAGATCCAAAAGAAACAGAGTGGTACTTCGAGAACCTGATACAAAAAAACGGACGAATACTTATTTCCGCCCTAACAGGTGTAGGTAAGTCTTACTTTGCCTTAGAAATGGCAATGAGAATGGCTTTGGGTAAAAAGTTCATGAAGTGGAATTGTAAAAACACAGCAAGAGTTTTGTACCTTGAGAATGAAATGGGGTTTAATGAAGTTCAAAAAAGATTGCATTCAATAGCAAAAGACTTATCTGGAGGAAGGGAACTGCCTTTCATGGACTTTAAAATAATCACTTCTGATCAGTTTGATGAAGGTCCAGATGTAAATCTTTACTGTAAAAATACAAGGGATATCATTGATGAAATGTCTGAAAAGTTTGATGTCATTTTTATCGACAATTTTTTCTGTATGGCATCTCTCACAACTAAAGACGGTAAAGAAAATCATCATCAGGCAAGTTCTATCCAAGATGTCCAGAAGTGGATGAAAGAGATGCAAAAAAAAGGTAAGACTATAATAGTCTTGCACCATTCAAATAAAGATGGAACAGTCCGTGGCACTCAAAACTTAGAGTATGAGTTTGAAACGCATATCCAGTTAAAGGGAGAAGATCCGGAAAACATACCAGAAGAGTATGGCAGTATTATCAAGATTTCTTTTCCGAAGATGCGTGGAGGTCTTGCTAAGGAGAAAAAGCCGTTAACCGTCGGTTATAACCCTAATCTTAAATATTCCAGTAAATGGGAAATATTGCAGGTTAAAAACGGTCAGTATCAAAAATGGATACCCTAACCACAACAAACAGTTAATCCAACCGTTACGTGGCGTAACACGATGCCAGTGAAAAATAGTAATTATAGTTTAAAAAAAGTTCTTTATCAGCTGAGAAGGCAAAAGCCCGAAGGGACCACCGTGGTGTGTTGGCGTAAGCCGGAACACAACCAAAGGTTGGGGGGGTTTAAAATGGGTGATTTCGGCAGGGCAAAGCCTTGCCCGTCCCCACCCCCCAATCCTCTTGGCTCACGCCAGATCGGGGGGCGGAATCCCCCATTTTACCCCCTTTGTGCCCAGCTGTCAAGAAGAAAATAACCAAGAGGGAGTAAATCTTGGATTCATATAAAATATATCTTGAAAAGATCCAAAGAGAACAAGCCAAACTCTCATCTGGAAAGGTCATCAACCCCGCCTGTTTTCTGGACCTTTTGTCCAAACGAATGGAAAGTCTTTATCTCCAAAAGAAGAAAAAGACATTAGAAGAGTACGTTGCAGTTTTTCGACCTGGCTACAAAAGAGAAGCAATGCAACGTATAGAATCGAATCCGCGATATTTGGAGTACCAAGACTTTGTTAGTCAGTCCTGGCGCTTTCTCGGCGCTCGTATCAGCATTAAAAAGAAAGTTGAGGTAAACGCGCTGCCAAAGTTTTTATCTCTGGAAAGGGGAGATAAAGGACATTTGTTGGACATGGTTTTTTTTGATTTGGCACCGGATTGGATCCAAGAAGGGATCAAGGCTTTCCAGGGGAAAAAAGCAGCGGAAGTAAAAGGTGAAATAGTCTTTTTAGAGGAAGATATGTTTAGGATTCTTAAAAAATAAAGCTTGAAATTTTAATATAATAAATTCATTATGTACTTGTAACCCAAAGGGATAGTATGAAAATTGAAAATTTTAAACTTTATGAAAAGGGATGCTTGAAAGGTTTCTGTAATTTGAACATCAATGGTTTAGTTATCAGGAATTGCCAAGTTTTTTTCAAGCACGATAACTACTGGCTAGGATTCCCATCAGAGTGTAAAACCGATGGAACAGAGAAAAAATATTATCCATACATAAAATTTGAGAATGAAGATCGCAGAAATGATTTTACAAAAGCAATCAATCCAATTCTTAGGAAAGCTCATATGGATTCCGCTTCAGCTCAAAGTCAGCCACCTCATTCCAGTCAGTGTTCTGAGGAATTACCATTTTAATTGAGCTAAATTCAAACCCATTGCCCAAACAGCGTCCACGATTCCGTAAAGACGGCAGGACGTTTGATAAGCAACATAAAGAGAAGCTGGCGCAGAAAAAAGATTTATTGCGGTATGGTATGATAGGGGACGAGAACTCTTCATACAGCGTTTCTATGTACTTCTACTGTAAGATTCCGGAGTCATGGAGCAAAAAGAAAAAAAGACAAGCAGTTCTCGGACAGATTCAGCATAAAAGCAGGCCGGATGTCGATAATTTTGTGAAGTTTCTTTTAGACAATATGAACAGCATTATCATACCGGATGATAGTCAGATTAAAGAGATTCACGCAGCAAAGTACTATTCACTGAATCCTCGAACAATAGTGGAAATCAATATAATCGAGAGTTGACTTCAAATTATTTTTTTGATATCAGAATGTTTGAGGTAAGAGCATGTCAATAGTAAGCGGAACCATAGATTTACACCCAGAATATCATCCGGAGTTCCATTTTGCTCCGGAAACGGAATCATCCGGCTGTTGTTGTTTTTGGAAATCAAAACCGAAGAAAGTTTATGCTGTAGACGCAAACAATCTGCTTGTAAGCAAAGAAAAACTAAAGTTTCGGGAAAGAGTCGAGGCGCTGCAAAAGCTCTCTGAGATCATTAAAATGAAATTCAACGACGACCCTATTGAAAATGATAAAGCGTTCGAACGTCTTAAGCAAAAGATTGGCTTTGATCCTGATAGCGGAGAGAAGATCACAGATAAAAGATTAAGTGAGATTGTTCAAGCGATTCACGAGTTGAAAAAAGAGTTCAATGGGTCAGATTCTTCAGACTAGTGATTTGTGAAAATCAGGAATAGAAATCCAGAACAGCACATTCAATTGCTTAGAGCTTTCACCATCTTTAATTTCCCATAGCCGACCGTTCCATTTAGCCAGTCGTATGTCTTTTGAAACGGTTTTGTACCCTTCAAAAGAGGAGTTTTGATTGACCACTACGATTTTGTATTCGTTGTCGATTGGTTTTGTGTCTGAGCTATTCCAAGAGTTCATTAATTTATCTTTCTTTAAAAGATAGAAACCCCTAACGTGTAAGATCCGAAAAACACAAAAGGAGTTTCAATGTCTAAAAATACAGAATTTACCGTTACAAATCAAGTTCGTTCAAAAGCTGGAAAAAAAGCAGCTTCAAACATGTCACCAGAACAGAGAAGAGAGCGTGCAATAAAAGCTGCATTAGGAAGAAAATCTGTGAGAGATTTACCTAAAGCAACACATGAAGGAGAGCTAATAATAGGTGACAAATCTATTGTTTGTGCAGTGTTAGAGGACGGTAGAAGAGTAATTAACGAAACATCAATGTTTTCTGTTTTAGACAGATCAAGAACTGGAAGAAAACCAAAAAAAGGTAATGGGGGAGAGTTACCTGCTTTTTTAAGTGCAAATAACCTTAAGTCATTGGTTATTAATAGCGGAATAAATGGGACGCATATGATCGTTTTTGCAGGAAAAACAGGAAAAAAATGCTATGGTTATGAAGCAACTATTATTCCAGAGATTTGCAAAATCTATTTAGAAGCCGAGGAGTTGGAAATCTTACAGCAAAGTCAGATGCCAACGGTAAAAAGATGTAAAATTATTCTTCACTCTTTAGCTTCCGTTGGAATCACGGCTCTCATCGACGCCGCTACGGGATTCGAAAAGGTTCGTGAAAAGAATGAATTACAAAAGCTTTTTGAAAAATTCATTGAAAAAGAGCTAAGACCTTGGACACAACGGTTCCCGTATGAGTTTTTTGAAAATCTTAAACGTATGTATGGACTAGAGCATTTAAAAGGAAATCCGTCATTTTTTGGACATTTGATTAATAACTATATCTATGAAGAAATAAGTCCAGAAATCCTTAAAGAGCTGAAACGTAAAAATCCATATAATGATTCAGGGAATCGTAAGCATAGGCATCACCAATTTTTAACAGAAGATATTGGATGTGATGCATTGAAAAAACAAATTGTCAAAGTTAACACCTTGTTAAGTGTGACTGATAATATTGAGGAATTTAAAATTCTTTATGATAAAACAAAACGAAAAACCTAATCGTTTGATGTTTTACAAATCAGACTTTCGATAATCTGTAGAAGCTCTTGTATTGATGTCATCACATGAGCTTCTTCGCCTTCTTCGTAGTCTTCTATGCAATCGGCGTCTTCTGCTACTGCTTGGCCTTCTCTGTATGCAGCTCCATCTTCATCTGATCCGGGATACTCTTCTGGCAATTCGCATACGTACATTGCATTCATTGCTGATTGACAGCTTTCTAGGTATCCATGCCCAGACTGGCCTTTCATCTCGATTTTCATCGGCTTTGAATTGCAAGACGCAAATAGTAATAGTGGCAGTAAGTATTTCATTTTCTAATTCCTTTAGTGAAAATTGTAGACGGTTCTGGCATAGGCTCATTTCTAAGCTGTTTAAATATTTTTTCTTCAACCTTCTGTACGTTTTTCAATACACGTAACTGAGCTTCGTACAATTTAGATGGCAAACATTCGATTGCCGGACTTCTTCGCAACATTCCGTATGCTGGAAATTCTAATGTATTTGATTTAACCAATTTCATTATAGATTCCTAATTCATTCAATATCCGTTCCAATAGTATTTCTGTTGTTTTTTCGTCTTTCAGATCACCATGCTTAAGATGCCGTCTTGCTAAGTTGTATACTGAACAAATAGACGAGTGCATATCTCTTGCTCTGTGGAAAATCTCAAGCTCTGAATTTTCTTCGATAGGATCAAACTGATATGTTACTTTCACTAATTTCCTCCTCGGGAACCCAAAACCATTCGATTTGTCCTACGGGTTCGATATCTTCAAATTTAACTCTAACGAAAGCTTGCCCTTTGTATCGAGTAAGACCCTCATATTCCCTGTCAAGAAATAGTATACCTTGACATCCCCAGTCTTTAGGTTCATCTACCAGGACTATCTGTCCACCATAAGCTTTATGTGAGGGCCTAACTTGAACCAATTCCCCTTTAACTAATGCTCTTTTTTCCATGTTAATCCTTAAAATAAAGATAAGCTTCAACAGCAGCATTTCCAAAAAGGAAAAATCCAGCAATATTGACTAGAAGTGCTGAGTTCCATGCGATTCCAATAAACGCTATCCCTAAGCAACCTTTAATAATGATATTGTTCTTCATCTTGTTCCTCCTCGATTGGATAATCTGTAGGGTTTGGCCATTCTACTGCCGATGACATCAAAGTGAAAACAGTTAGAACTTTAAGTATTGTCATTTAAGTCTCTCAAATAATGGTAAGTCAATAATCTCGCATGGTTGCTCAATTGCACGCAATCGATCATCGATGTCTTTGTACTGCTTTTCCAGCATACCATGTCTCTTAAACAACCCTTTTCTCAAATTGTTCAGCTTTGTTTCCATCAAATGCACCTCGTCCCAGAGCATTTCAGTTTCCGGCTTTTGTTCAAAATTAAATTTGAGTTGCATTACCCTAAAAACCAAATTGTCGTTGAAATAATAGCAAATGCAAGCGTTGAAAACGCAAAAAACTGTACACGTTTTTGCAAGCTTTCGATCCGATGATCTTGACGATCTAAAATCTCCTCTGCAAGCTTTAATTCCGATTTCAAACCTCTGATTTGATCTGTAGTTTGAGACCGTTCTCTAGCCCATTCGTTGATTTTGTCTTGAGCCTGTTGTTTTAAGTCCTGCTCATCTTCAAGAGACTTTTTCAAAATAACTTTTTCTTCTTGTAGTTGCGTGACTTGGTCGCATAGCTCTTTCATTGTCTCGCCATCTGGAGATTTGATTTCATTCTGCAACTGTACGATTTGCTCGTTTAGTTCATCAATGATATTTTGCAAATCTGCTTTTGTTGGAAGTCTATTCTTTGATCCTTTTAATCGTGCCATTTTACCCTCTATGTTTTTTGATTTTTTTGGCTTCCTTGCCATAACTTTCCTTAACCTACGCACCCGCCTGGCGTTATTTTATATGTACCGTCACCGTTTGGAGACACTTCGACATTAGCCACATCTGTTGTCTCTTCTTCTGTTGTAGAATGTCTCCATCCCTCATAAAACCAGTCCCCTTCAAGAACATAACCTACTTTTGCAGAACCGGAACAGCTAGTTAATGATGCAATAGCGCATAGGCATAAAATCCATTTACTCATTTAAAAAATCCTCATGTTGTTTCTGATAACATTTACGTTATCTCTATGTGTGTTTGTTGGCTTAAACAGCCAGTTAAAAAATCTTTTCATCAGTAATCAACTCCAAAGCAATAGTTGCATCCGCCAACACAATCGCAGTAATCTTCATCTAGCCGCTTCTTGTAATATTTAAGCTCTTTAACACTTGCCTCTAAATTTTTCGGTAATTCATCAAGGTTTATTCCAAAAATTTCATGGATAAAAAAACACGCTTCAACAAGATCATCATTTAGATTTTCAGATGGAATATCTTGTATAGAGTTAAAGATAACACTCAAATTTTCATCCAAATTTATGGCATCTTCTTTATCAATTACATTGTTTTTTACTAGCAAATCCATTTTACTCATAATGACCCTTCTAAGCCCGGCCAGTCACCGGGCGCTTTTTTTTAACAGAGTTTTCAAATGACGTCCATCTTTTATGCCATTATTATAGCATGAGTTGCATATATCTGCAATGCTTTATGAGAAATATATTGCAGTCTAATAGGTAAAAATGTAGTATTGTGTTATGTTTCAAAAACTTATGATTGTTCAAAAAAGGAATTTCAATGACAGAGCTAACAGTCAGCATTAAAGGATCAGAACAGACGTATAAACAAAAGTTTATGATTTACGAAACGTTCAAATGGGCTTTTGATGATCCTATTGTTTTAGAGTGTGTCGAAACAGCTAAATCAAATGCTAAGATTCCTGATATTGATGATATTAAGATTAGAGGATTAATCGTAATCCAATGAAAAAGACATTTGCAGTATTCACAATACTAATAACATCTTTCTGCAATGCCACACCTTCATTGCACAAGGTGACATTTGAAAAACACACATACATTTGCATGGCAAAATTTGGAAGACCAGCAGCAGGAAGCTATTTTTCTCATGATCCGGAATGTGAGCAATGCAAGCGTAATGCCGATCCAAAATATGGAAAGCACCAAGTGAGCGAGTGGTTTACTAGGTAATTTTTGTGTATTCCAGGACTACAATCCCATCATACGTCGAATAATTAGCAGTTGTTGTAATTACAACATTGGACGCAGTCAACGAAATATCAATTGTTGGGGAAGGTATAGAGATGGCAAGCTTGTTTGTTGAGTCTGTAGCCGCACCGTAGATCTTTAAGAATCTTACCTCATCTGTAAAAGAAATACCATGTGGAGCAGTATTCATTGCAGAGTTAGGTAAACTCCCAAAATCTACAACAGTTCTAAAGACGGGAGCATTGTTTCTTGCACCACCAAACATAGTCTGAGACGTATTGATCTCACCTAGACGATATTCTCCTGTCGTCTTCCGATTCAAAACTTCTTGAACCTTTTGCACACGCTCTATTAAAGGCTGCCTAGCTCTTTCATAAGAATTTGGAAGATAGAACGTGGTTCCTAAAACCGGTGCGCCTTGGCTCAATTTGCAAGCCTCCCTGACTTTCTGACATAGAGAACAACACTATCCAATTGAAAATACATTCCAGGTGGTTGAAGAGGCATATTCTGATTATTGATTGTAATCTCAAATTGTACAAAGTTTCCGATCTGCCCTACCCAAAACTTTCGAAATATTTTAGTTTGATCAGGAGTATCGATAATGTTTTCTTCCGGCTGGATCTGTGTGGACCAAAATGAGCTTCTATTTAAAGGGTCGCTTTTGTAGTCAAGATATAGGTTCAGATTAAAGATTGCATCAGGATCGCTTTCAAGTAGAAGGTCAATATATCCCAAAAGAATCTTTTTCCCTTCTTCAATCATATTGAACTTTTTAGAAAGTATTCTAAAATTCGGAATAATAGCGCATTGACCGCCTCCCAAATAAGTTCCTGCTGTCAGTTCTACAGGATCAAAGTTCCCTGATCCATCCAATTCAAAAAGAGAGACGTTATCTGCATCTACATATCCGATTTGATAGGTGTTTCCATTCAACGCTGTATAATCGCCAATGGTCCCTGTTACATTGATAAATTCGCCATCTTCAAGATTATGATTAAGTATCTCAAGCTGTACCTGACCACCGACAATGTTGATTGCAGAGATGTACATCGAAACATCATCAAGCGTTTGCTTGCCGATATTCATAATGTACCCTTGCTGGTTACCCGCAACGATGTCAGGATACTTAGACTGGTTACTACCTTCTCCCCATGTCTGCGTCCACTCTGCCCATGTCCAGGTTACATCTGCCCATGTTGTATCGTTAGTTGGCTGAAAGGTTCCAAAGCATGTCAAATTATCCCGGAAGAACTGCCACGAATTGTCAATATAGTTCCAAACTAGCACTCTGTTAGGGTAAGTGCCATTTTCATCCGCTCTTGGGTATGTCCAATAAGCCAATCGGTTGTTGTAATCTCGTGATCCATGGACACGTCTACGTCCATCATTTCCATTATGAACGGTAAATGCAAAGTCAGGGATATCATTATTGATTGGAAAGGCATTGATTGAATCAGAAGAAACGACAAACTTATCTCCTATTCCCACAACTTTATCGTCAAAGTTTAGCACTGAAAAAGTGCTTTCAATTCCAAGATCAGTATTTTCCCTTTGATCAATCACAGGAACCACGCTATCACCTGTCCAGCTCAAAAGCCATGATGATCTTTCTGTGAATATGACAAGACTATCACGTACGAATCCAAATGATTTGATATGCTCATTGGTTGGCAAGTCAAAGAAAAATCCTCTTCCTGGTATGTCATCTTTCCAAGCATCGGCTTCTAATGGATCACCGATCTGCGATCCCCTGACTCTTTGGGGATATTGTACTGAAGCACCTAAACTTGTTCCTTCAAAGGTATTCATGGCTAAAAGCAATCCACGGAAAGGGACTAAGAGGAGTGCTTTATAAAGCTGGTTTGTACCTGCGTCATCTAGATCCGGATTGAAGTTAGTCCAGGAAACACCATTATAGTAGCGGATAGGATCATTTGATGAAAAATTAGTTACCCAGAAAAGATCACGATTCAGACTATCCTGATAGTAATTTGTGGAATAGAAAAAATCACTGTCAGTTCCAGTCCACGTTGTTCCTGCTGCTAGCTCTTCAAAGAACCCAGATCCAGAGTTGAAAGTATAAGCGTATGTCGTATCAAAAAAAACGGTTTCTTCATCATTAATACTGGATTGTTCGTATGTACGAATACCCATTGATGGAAGATTTGGAAAGTAGCAAAAGTCAATTGAAACAGCCTCACTTCCATAGTTGCCGGCTGAAAGCTCAATTGTAATTGCTCCTGTTGCATAATTGATGGAACTGTTTGCGTTATCTAGCGTTGCAGTCCCACCTGTTTGCGTGAAACCACCGGCCCCGTCATCAGTCACAGTAATCAATGCACCAATGGTAATAGTTACAGTAGAAACATGAATAGATGCTGTGGATTCCAGAGACAAAGTTGTAATGATATTATCAGTAAGAGTTGTGCCAGCTGCTGGTGCATTGTTCAAAGCTTGTGCAGTGAGGCAACGTCTTAATCTTCCCAGCAGTCTATTGCCTCTTCTCCTTAGAATACGATCACGCCATTGATAACAATTTAAAAGATCAGCAAACGCATTGTTATCGATCTTAAATGCCTCTTTGCTAAGATCGACACCTTTGTCAAACTTATCATTGCGTATAGGCGTAAAGCTCAACCGATCCTCCTAAATATGATTACAGAACCTCGAATAGGATCAACTAAAGACCCTGTTTGAGCATTAACAAACTGAACTTTGATAAAATTGGTATTTACTGAATTATTATAAGTTGCATTGGGTAATATACTTGCATAAATAATATCGCTTCCTATTCCTTGTATACTCCATTCATAATCATTGTTTGGAAGAGGTGTATCAAATGTAATCGTGTATTTTCCTGTAGAGTCTCTTACTACTGTTGAAGCGTTGAAATTAGATTGCGCAACCGGTCCAACACCTCCAGTAAAATTGATTGCAGCTGCTGGAAACAACCCTGTGAAAAGCAGCCCATCCTTGGTAAGTTGATAGACTGTTCCGTTAGAGGGTCTTCTCACAAACAATTCAATATTGCTGTCATCATCTTGTTTTGCAAATAAAGCAAACTCATCAGAAGCAGTTGTTGGATCACCATCAGCAGTTTGATCTTTGAATCGTGGAGTTTTGTGTTTTCCTCGATCATTTACAGTAGAAGAAAACATGTAGTGATCGATTCCAAAAATATCATCGATTCCATCATTGTTTGCCAAAAGCTTTGGTTGTGAAGTAAGACCTTGGTCATCTCTGTTTGGTTCACCTCTCGTATACGTCATGCTACCATCCAGATTTTTACGTTGAATTTGTTTCTAGGTTGCGTAACCCCTTGCAGAGAATTAAACGCAGTGAATTTAATGAATTGATCTGTAACAGATGACGCATAAGTTGCGCCGGACACATAGATACCTGACAATAGAAATGTATTTGGAGCATTTCCAGGACTGTTAAAGACCTCTACTGTCCAAAAATAGTCGTCTGTCGGCAGTGTATTTGTGAAATTAACTTGATATGTAATGAATGCTGGAGGAGCAGGAGTAGTAATTGTAATATTCGATACATTATAGGAATTAAAAACATTTCCTTTGGTATCAATCAAACAAGAAGCACCCAGGACAATGCTCCCCATCTTCTGCACAGATCCAAAGGTATCATCACTAATTAATGCAGCGACTGTTCCACTAGATGGTTCTCTTCCATAAATAGATTGAATACCGGTATCTTCTTTTGTATAGAGCGCATATTCATCTGTTAATGTCGTTGGATCACTTGATTCATTAGGGAGAGTAAACTTTCTGTGCTTACCACCATTCTCTGGATCAGAAGGCGGATAATGATCTTCGCCTATCACATCATCACGCACAAATCCATTTCTACGTTCCTGTTTTTGCCAAAGAGAAGTTGGTTGGTTAGCGGAAGGGATACCTCTAGTATATGCCATCGTAGTAATTGCCTCTGTTGTAAGGAGAATTGTTTACATAGATGGTATTTGATCTCATATTCTCATCTTGTATCGCTGTCTGTTCAACAATGATCGTCTCTTTCTCTTTAAATGTAGGCATCAAAACTGCCAAGCTATCTACGTCTTGCCTGTCCTGTAAAATCTTGATCGCAGCGCCATAGGCTATGTACTCCCACCAGTAGTTAAGTTTAGGACTTTGGTTCGTCGCTATAAATGCAGTAGGAATAATATAAGCATCATATTCAACTTTGTACGTTGCATCAGGAACAGGCCTGAGTATGATTTCATTATTTCGGAAAAAAACAGCATTGGGCTGGTTCTGTTGTACGGGAACATATTGAAAAGTGATGTTTGCTCCACTATCGATAGTATTCCCAAAGGTGACTGAAACCGTAGCACTCGCATAGTCTACTGTTCCAGTTCCTGTGCTTCCGGATACTTGACTGACCATTGTTCCAGAGCCATCATCTTGAAAAACTTCCTGAACATTATCGCTTCTGACAGCAGAAACAACAACTTCACTTCTTAAAAGTGGCAATGAGCTAACAGTGAGAGAATAAGCTCCGGCAGTTCCATCACCAGAGCTTGTCATGCTTTCATAAGATTTTGGAAAAAGAGCATTAAACTGGTTAAAATCTTGGAACCAATCCGCAGATTTACCTGAAACAATCGCTGGCATTTTCAGAGTACGGACTGTATTGATATCAACTGTATAGCGATCTATACCTTGTTGTGTATAGAAACTGCGCCTTTCAATGAATTCATTAATACGCAGAGAATAAGGAAAATCCTGTTCAATAAACGTATTGATTTGTCTTTCAATTTCGGAGTCGGATAATACAGAAGCATCACCTGACATCGTCAATCGTCTAACTTTTTGCTTGATCTGATCTAGTGTACTGTCAGCTTGCGTAACCATTAGCTAAACGTTACCGGAATAAATTCTTGAAGCTGCTCAATAACAACATCCGGTTTTCCATTAGCTTTATTCAGCGTATTGTGGGATTTTTTGCATGTTTCATTTACATACTCCGCCAGTCCCATTGGAATTGTATAGGTGTCATTATCTTTGAATCTCCAGGTTTGTAGTGGTTCACAGCCATACTTTTTATAGTGAAGCACATGATCGGCTCCTTTAGGCTCAAAATTTCTAAACCTTGCTTTAACAGGCGTACTATCGTATTTCAATTCTTCCATATACTTTTTTTTACGCTCGTCTTTCATGCTTTTCAAGTTTTTCTCACCATTATTCGTGGGCCAAACTTCATTGATTAGACCATATTTTTTGTCTGTATCATCTTGCACTTGTTGGGACATAGAAACTCCTTTTTAAGTTCCCCCCTAGATTAACTAAGGGGGAACACGGAATCAAGTTATTTATTCTGAGCGATACGCTTTCCAATAGATAACATCGTTAATGCTTCCCGCAGGAGATTGAGCACCGGCAGGAAGATACATATAGGGAACAAAGGAACCGCTTTGATAAGCAATTGCCATGTTATATCCAGCATTTGGTGAACCGGCAGGAGGGTTAACTCCGTTTTGTCCAACAGGAGATGCAATAGGAAAGCTGTCAGGATATCCTGAGCTTGCAGGAAATGCAAAAGCACTGAAAGCACTGGAATCAACATCTAGTGTTACTGTGTTATTTGCAGAACTGATAGCTACAACTTTTCCGACAACATTATCAGCTTCAACCATGCCGAACGGAGCAGGAACATTCAATTGAATTTTCTGACCAACAACATAATTGTGATCAACAGAAAATGTGACCACAGCTTGTGAAGCTTGTGAAATGTTTGTAATGTATCGTACAGCAGGATTGATTACGTCTTCTTTTGCCAAACGTCTTACTGATAGTGCAGTTGCAGCGGCAGCAAAACCTGAGGAGTCAAGAAACTCTAATTCAAATGTGTTTGTAGCAACATTTGAAATTGTGAAATCCATACCTGAAATTTGTAACATTCCAGTAGATCCGTAAATCCGTACACGATCACCGTTAGAATAACCATGCCCAGCAGCAGTCACTTGTGCCGGACTTGCAGCAGTAATTGCTGTGCCTGTTACAGCAGCTTCTGGCTGTGGCAAAGCTGTCACATAAGTAAAACCACCAGATGTTTCAATGGTATGCTCTACGGTGTCAGCATTGTCTTCTTTGGTAATAGCGTGCATAGCTGCATCAGCAAATCCGCTTTGCCACTCAGCTTTTACAAGTCTACCGGTCGTTTGTGTCGTTGCCATCTGTGTGTAGTTTAAAACTTCGAAGAAGTCAGCACCAGCAGGCAAATTAATCTTTTTTGCATTTCCGTCAGAGGTAAAGCTGTCGGAATCAATTAATGTTAAAACCATTTTTCATTCCTTTATTTTAAGCTGACTTAGTGCAACGTAGGTTAATAATCCACGCTTGGTTAGAAATCGCTCTAGCTAAGCTAAAACGTCCAGCAAGCGTTGCATTTTGCTCAACAGTAGAAACAACATAAGGATCACGATAAATAACACGTGCAGTATCCAAGTTGTTCTCCAATTTAGCAACAGATTCCATACCTTTACAGGTGATGTTATACACATTAGAACCATTGTTCGATGCGTTTGGCACAACAGATCCTCCAGACGACACGAAAAATGTGAATCTCCCGTAGAATCCGTACTCTTCTTTACGGAAATTGTCTTTATCACCAGCAAAATTAGACCTCACTTTGAAATCTTCAATTTGCCTCAGATCTTTAACAAGATCAGTAGAGCAAAGAGCAACAAAAGAATCCATGTTTCCAGAAGTTGAAAACTGATCCGTTGCTTGCACGCTATCTAAAATAGTTTTTGCGTCCTGTCCAAGTAGCGCAACCTCGATATCATCAAGATCATCGCCTGTTGGCTCTGTAGGGTTATCACCATTTAAACCACCTGTAGCATTCACAAATGAGCTAGCGCCCTCGTGAACTTCTTTCATTAGGCGGTCTTCCTTCTCCACAAGCCACTGGCCTAAAAGAAGTGTGAATTTGTTAAGCACTCTGTCATTTTGATACATGGTCACTTGATCGTTAACCACTAGGACTTTAGCGAAATGCTCCATCTTAGCGTCAACGTCTGTGAACTGCACAATTTCAGGTGCTGGGTCAAGACCAGAGCCATCAAGCTCACCGCCATCAGTGCTTAGTCTTTCATAACGTCGCATACGAGTGTTTTGACCCATATGATTTTCTGGGTCGTGTTCATCTACACCGATGGAATAGATAAGATTGCGACGTGGTGTTGCCAGAAACTTCTCGCTGTAGTGCAGCTGAAGCTCTGGCGACATTGAAGTATTTGTTATAATTCCTGTCATAGGAAAACTCCATAAGTTAAATTACGATGTTTTCCCTTGGGCGAAAGGGTTTACTGCCCTGGGTTGACGAAACCCGTGTACGGTCGAAGGTAGGCGAAACCTGAGATACAGCCAACCATTAAAATATCAAATTTACAAAAATCAATCTACTTTTTCGTAACAATTGGTTTTTTTCTGTATTTAGCCACGAGATTGTATTCCTATTTTTAATTCATGAAGCTTCCATAATTTCTTGACTCGTAATTGATGAAGAATTTCATATCTTTCATTCAATTTGTGGGATTTAAAGATATTTTCTATTGTTGAATCATCAGAAAGGTTCACAATTTCATGTGACATATCTTTTATCCATTCTTCAATCAAATCTATATCTCTCTGAATTTTTTCGATATTATCTTGCATAACGTCTAGCCTCTGCATATAGCTCTGCTTTTCTATCTTTGCTCAATCTTCCACCAGAATAACCTTCGCCATGAGGATTAACCCCAACACCTGCTTGTGATGGAGACTTTGGCATTTGCTGATTTCTCTCGATCTTTTCTTTGTCAGCTTGCGTCATTGGAGGAACAAACTTTTTAATGCTTTTATAAGCGTTGGCAAGGGATAAATAAGGATCTTGTATATTTTGTATGCCGGCAGCAATCTCAGGTTCGTGGTACTCTAGGTAAGCAAGATTTTCTTTTGATAAGACTTCTTGATAATCGGGATAACGAGCAGCCATTTGCTTCAAAGATTCTTGCTGCATACGTTCTTGCTCTCGCTTTCGATCCTCTTCTTCTTTCTTTTTCTTGTCTTTTTCCAGAAACTCCTTCAATTGCTTACCGGTAATCCAATCTTTATCGTCTATATCATAACCGGAAGAATTGGTTTGAGGAGCAGGTTGAGGCGCTTGTGTTTGCTGAGGCTGGCCAGATTTTAAAGCCTCTTGCAAAGCTGCAATCATTTGATCACGCTCTTCAATTTTTCGCTGTTGCTCTTTTTCTAAACGTTCACGCTCTTTCTGCTTCTCTCGAACAGCACGCCAGTTTTTTTCTACAACGTCCTCTTCTTTAGGATCAATTTTAGCTTCTGGCTCTTGATTTTGTATTTCTTCTGTTTTATCTTCTTCTTTTATTTCATTGGTATCACTCATGACAAACAAAGCACCTCACATTGATAGAAAAAATTATATTAAAGCTTTACGGAAAATGACTACCGACCTTCCGATAGAATGTATGTGCCTCCCAGAAAAAATTGAAAGCATTCTACTCAAAAATGAAATTTATACAATTTATGACGTAATAAATACAGATTTAAAGTTAATTAAGGGAATTGGACGTAAAAGTCTTGATATAATCATCGAAAGCTCTCGTCAATTCCTCACTATGTGATTGTAAATATTCTTTTTCCGTTTCCAAAAAAACTTTAGTCTCTTTGCGTCTTTGATCAATCAATTCCTGTGGATTTTTGTACAAACTTTTGCACCAATCAGCAGTTCTTTTCCAATTTTTATCAACGCTAATGAGAGCAGAAAGCATCGCTGCACATTCACGGTCCGGAATGCTCCACATGAACGTGCATTTGTCTGAGCGTCTATCATAAATCCAAACTGCCTGGTCAAATGTAGGTTTAGGAAGAAAAGCACTATAGAGGAATATTCGTTTGATTCCGTTTTGAAAAAAACGATCCTTCTTTAAGATCTGAACAATGGCAAAAGAGGGATCGCTAAGATTTTTTTTCCCTCTCTCAATACAGTCGATTAACTCCTGATCAAGAGATTCAACCATCGCTTCACCGACTTCCATTGTATCTACTTTCGTAGGATCTAGCAGGGAGCGTTTGACAAGTTGTGTGGGAGTTTCCATTAGTAATCCTTTGAATGAGGATTTGCTTTTTTCTTTACGTAGTTTGCTAGACTGTCAGCATTCATACGCTCTTGCTTTCCACCATCTTCTGGCAGACGCAAATTATCTGACTTTAAGCAATTAAACTGTTTTTCCATTCTGCCTTTAGGAAGAGCAGCGCCTTTTTTTGGCTTCATGTCCATTTTTAGACCTCCATTGTATAGGGTTGATTGACCATGTTATTGATTTCTTGCAACAATTTCAAAGTATTTGCAGCACTTTCATCAGCTTCAGCCTCTTCTTTTTCAATTTTAGATTCAACTTCTATAGATTGAGCTTCTTTTAATTGAGTACTGGCCATTTTCTCAGCTGTCTGACTCATCTTATACTGGTTTTCTGTCTGTGCACTTTGCATTTCAATTTGCGCCGTCATCTGTTGTTGTTGCATAGCCTGCTGTTGTTGCTGAGCAATATATTGTTTGATTTCTGCTTTATCGCTAATGCTTGCTTTATCAATAAAGAATTCATCAGGAACAGGAATTTTTAGTGTTTCACGGAAGTATGCGGCTTGTCTGAGTGCTAATTGTCTTTGTGTGGTTGAGTAGATGCCATCTTCAATTTCAATACCAAAACGGGAAGTATCGGGATCAAAAAACGTCGGACTTGGAGGTCTTCCTAAAATGCTGGTGATTTTTGAAGTCGTGTAATTTTTTTGTATAGATTCTACTAAAATCTCACCAATCAGTTTTTGCGTTAAATCAGCACGATCGAAAATCGTTTGAAGTGTGATCAGCCCTGCGCCTTGTCTCAATTGTGCTAAAATGCCGGACTTATCATCATCAGCTGCTCCAAGCAATTCTTCATTGATACCGCTAATTTGCATCATGTCTGCGGAAAGTTGTCTGCTAAGTTCAACCACAGATTGTGGAATAGAAGGTGCTTCAATTCGCTGTAAGCTGGTTTGATCAGCTTGCTCTTTTAGTCCGATCCCTTGGCCTTGTCCTGTTTTGAAGACATCTTTCGGATTAACTAGATGTTTAGGTTTGTAGATCCATCCAGAATTAGGCTGAGACTCAAGCAGGTCAAACTCAATGATCTTCCTGCGATTGTATAGATATTGAGCATCTCTTAAGCCTCGAACAATTCCTTGGACTCGCCAGCTATAAGCAGAAATATCCGGCTCGTAATAACAGATATATGGTGCAAAAGGGTAACGGTCGATTCCAAGCTGGTTTTCTCCATCGTAAAATTCATGCCCGTTGATGGAAATATTTAGTTTAACAGTAGGAATATCGACTTCTTGAACCATGATCCAAGGATTGAACATCGCCTGTTCTTCCGCTTCTTTTAAACTCCCTTTGTATTCACGAGTAACACCTGTCATCATATTAGTAACCATCACAGCTTTTCTAAAGTCTCGATAGTAAAATTCATCGACATAAAGAAGCTGTTCAATATTTCTTCCCATCGCTTGTGCTTGCATGGGAAATTTACCATCACGAGTTCCAGCTGGTCGCATCTTATCAATTTCAGCAGAAGCTAAAGGCATAATCATTTTAGCGCCCGATTTGCTTGTCCAACGTCTGCGCCAGATGAATCCGCAGTCGCTCAAATCCTGCTTACGGAAATTCGCATCGACTAAAACGTTTTGGAACCCAACATGATCAGCTTGCAGGTCCCCTACTAGCGGATCGCTAACAGTGTCTTTGTAGATGTGAACCCAATCCATGCCGGATGTTACGCCCCCCTCGAAAGAAGTAGAGTTAATCTCATGAATTTTTGCTTTGTTATATGTGTGCATAACCACTTGTGTCATGTCGTCAGCATCAACATCAGCACCTTCTCTTTGAGGAATACAAATAGTAGATTTCCTGTGCTGTCTTTGATATCCACATAGCATATTGACCTGCCTGCGAATGAAATTGAAAAAGAATTGATATTTCGATCGGTATTTTGCAGTGCCGATTAAATCGTTCCACAAATCTTGATCGTTAGCCTTGAATCGTTGGTCTATTCTGCCTTGTGCCCAGTAAGCAGAGTTTTGAGGATAATTTAATCGATAACATTCCTCACGGTATTTCTTTATATCAGTATCCTTCATTCATTTCCCTCATAGCTTCCTTGTAAAGCGATTCAAGTTTTTCCGCATCATAGAAATCTTCAAGCTCCCCATTAGGGAAGTGACTGAAACAGAGATATTTAAATGCGTCTGCTGCATGATCCTCCTTCTTGATCGGAGCGTCAATACCCTTGTCTGTCATCTTTGGGTCCCAAGAATAACTTTGAAGTTGCTTGATCAAATTCTTGCATCCTCGGTTAATCACTATATTAAGCTGACTCAAAAACTTGTTGCAATGTTTTATTCCAGTTAAAACGTCGTTTTTAGCATTGATAACAGGTAAATCCTTTCTTTGCAGTTCTAACTTTAAGCTAGCAGCCGCAGGGTCTACGTAAAGCGCCTCAATATTTTCCCCTTTCAAAAAATCGAAGATAGCGTCTGCTTGTTCACCATCGGTCATGGTGAAACCCTTAACAGCCGGATCAAAGTAAAATTCTTTCTCAATGTATATCTGCGGCCACTCGTTTACTTTAATATCCGCTACCAAAACACACGTCGGATTAGTAGTTCCATAGTCACATCCGGCAATTTTTATTCCTCGTGTCCTTTTGATTTCATCGACAACATTAATGGCTGGATCAAACCCATCGAATACAACTCCCTCAGCTCTTGTCCATTGACCCAAGATATATCTGTCATACCAAACTCCAGAATACTCCTTAGTCAGCTCGTCTTTATAGCTTTGACTCAAACTAGGGTTGTCCTCTAGCCCGAAGTAGAAAACAGTCAGATTAATATCCGGATTATCAATGACCTTTTCTTTTAGCCAATGAGTGGGTGACTCAGGGTTCGTCGTAGCAATCAGTTTTGCATCGTCCACAGACAGCCTGGACAGGATCATCTTGTAGAAAGGCTCTGGAATATCGGTCAGCTCGTCCAAATAAGCCAAAGCCAACGTAGCACCTTTAATCCTTCTCACAGCAGATTCGTCAGGAGCACCAAGTAAATGCACACGACGACCCAATAGCATCATCGTATTAGATTTGCTTGTAGGCAAAGGAATATTGCATAGCTCACATAGCGAAGGCAAAATATTTCTTTGAACAGTATCCCGACTCACACCACAGATCAAAGCATCCCCTTTAGGTAATGTCTGACATAAGCTGATAAAGCGCAAGATGCTACTAAACGTCTTCCCGGAGCGAACAGAACCGCACCATAACGACTGACGTCCAGTGCTATTCTGGATAGATTCAATCTGTTTAGGGGAAAGGGTAAATTCTTTCATAAAGAAACACGTGAAAACATGATACTTAATATCACTCGAAAATATTTACTTGTCAACTGTTTGCCTTTTGTTCGCTAAAAACGGTAGTGTAAAACAAATTAAGAATTTAATATAGTGAGGAAAACTAACGAAGGATACGAAATGTCATTAGGTAGACCCAGAACAAATTGTCCAGAAGATGAAGAGTTGATTGAGCTTGGGAAAGAACTAGTAGAATGGTCCAAAAATGATAATCCAGAAGATTTGCGCTGGTGCAACTGGCATTCCCCAAAAGGTATACTAAGAAAAACTTGGGAGCAAATGATTCAGAAAGAGGCGTTTCGGATATATTATGAGGAAGCACAACATAATTTAGCTCGAAAATGGTTAAGATGTGATGTCCATCATAGCATTGCTCATCGGTTCTTGTGGATGTATTGTCCAGACCTGAAAAAGGATGAAGTTGAGAAGATGGAGATAGAGGCAAACGTCAAAAAAACTAAAGATGAGTCAGAGGCGCATAATATCGCAAATGCGATCAATAACTTAGTGGACTCTAAGAAGGAAGAAAAAAATGAGCTTTAACTTATTCGATTTTTTGATGGGAACTGGAGCACAAGAAAAGCAATTGCAAACGTTGACTCCAGAGCAACAACAATTGTTTCAAATGATTCAAGGTGCTTTGTCTGGACAAGATCAATCCAGTCCTATGGGACAAGCTTTTCAATATCTCAGCAGTTTAGCACAAGGCGATCCGGAGACAATGCAACAGTTTACAGCTCCGATGCAAAGGCAATTTTCTGAGCAGACTATTCCGGACTTAGCGGCAAAGTTTGCAGGGATGGGATCAGGGGGAGCTTTTAAGGGGTCTGGATTTAGACAAGCTGCTCTTAGAGAAGGGAGCAATCTTGCGGAGAAAATGCAGGCGTTGACATCGGGGATGCAAATGCAAGCAGCCGGTCAGTTGCCAAGCTATTTTAGTCAAGCAACACAACCGATGTTCCAACCGGCACTGACAGAGCCGACAACAGGATTATTACCTGGTATGGCAGTAGGTTTTGCACAAGGTGCAGGTAAATCTTTTGGAGGAGGATTTTAATGGTTGTACGTATACCAACAATAGACGTAGGCGGACAGATCGGACAAGGACTAGGACAGGCAGGCGCTGGATTTGCAGAAAACATGTACTTGAAAAGTCAGTTGGAAGGTCTGCAAAGTGAATTAAAAGATTCACCTAATAGAACTGGAATTGACCTTTATAATATGCTCAATCAAAGGCTTGGCAATACCCCAAAAGGAAGAGCGTTAGCAGACAAATTATTTCCTATTTTACAAGAAAGTGCTGCACAGATGCCTATGCCACAGCAAGGAAGTCCAGGTGGTATGACATCTCAAGGATTTACAGGAGGTGCGCAACCTGTACCTGTCACCGGACAAACCACAGAACAGCCACTAGTCAATCCACTAGCTCCACCTCCGGTTCAAGGAGCTGCTCAAGAACAGGTGCGTCAGGACAACGCTGTTTTACCTGAGACAAAGAAAGCAAGACCCTCTTTTGATGATCTTGTTTATGAGCCAGAATCCTTAGTTACAGGGGATAGAGGCGATTTAAAGCAATACTATAGCGCTCCCCCAGTCCTTGACCAAGCAAGAAGACAGTCAAGAGTACAAGCGCTTTTAAGCTCAGGTAGGGCTAAAACATTTGAGTCGGCAAATGCTATTGCGGAAAAAGAGTTTGAAAGCGATCTTGCAGAGTTTAACCGCAAGCGAGATCAATTTAATCAGCAAGAAGTGAGATTAAATGATACTCTTTCTCAGTTTACTCCAAGATTTGAGTCTGTAGCAGGAGATCTTTATGGTGGAACAGATGAAGAGTTTGCTAATGGGAGCAGGCTGATTGCTCAATATTACGCATTGCAAGAAGATGCTAATGGGAATCCGGTCCATTCACCAAGGGAAGCGGCCGAGCTTGCGATGAAAGATGTAAGACAGATGTCTAATGCTTTAAAAAAGGTGCAGGCTATCAATCCACTTTCACTTCCAGAGGTTTCATCTGAAAACATTAAGAAACGCAAGTTTGATGCTCTAAAGCCAGTTGTTGCAATGGCAAAAAAATTTGGTATGCAGGACTACTTGCGCAATCAGATTGTAGCTAATCATATCCTTTCGCCATCAGAAGCATCAGCACAATTATTTAAACCATCAAAAGAACTGATCAAAGGTATCGATTCAATAAAGGAAAAAAAGCCGAAAAGTTTTAATGAATGGATGGATGTAGGTCAAGGTGGAATACTTTCAGCAGATCAGGAGCAAATTCGTCAAGCGGCGGAAGTGATTAAAAACATGGGACCGAATCAAAGTTTGGTCGTCGCACGTGCTTTGCTTCATGATAAAGGTTTTGATGAAGGTTCATTCAACAGTGCTTATGAGCAAGCAATTGACTTAGGTTGGGAACCATCTAAGTTTCAAGAAAGGGAATACTTAAATCATCTTGGAAGACCAGTGCGTTACAGTCTTAGCGACTACTGGAGTGGAAGGACAAGAGGCTTCAGAGATTTCTTAAATAACTATATCTTTAGGGAGAAAAACTAATGGTCAGCGCAGCACAATTCTTGGAAAGATCTATGACAGGGGGATACAGTGCAGATGAGATACGAAACTTTCTGGAAACAGCTGCAAAACGAGATCCCAAACAAAAGGAAGCCTTGAAGCTTTTAGACACTGCAACAGATACGATGGCTAAGGAGGAAAAATCCTCTACGTCACTAGGGGATGTGGTTGGTAAAGCGGCTAAAACAGCAGCCGGAGTTGCTGTACCAGCAGCCTTAACGTATGCAGCAGCTGGACCCATAGCAGGCGCAATAGGAGGAATGGGAGCAGAAGCAGCAGGTGCATTAGGTGCCGGCGAAGCAATGGCAGGAGCGGAAGGTGCAGGAGCAGGACTTTCACAAATGCTAAAAAATATGAATCCTAAAGACTTAATGAATCTCTGGAATACATACCAAAAGCAAGGCGCAGGCGCAACACTGGCACAGTTTGCACAAAGTCAGATGAAAGGACAAGCAGGCGGTGCAATGGGACAACCTCAGCAATCGACAGGTCTTGAATTGCCAGAAGAGATAAGATCTATTGCGTTGAGGCAGCTACAACAACAAGGAGACCCATTACAAGCATCCCAAATAACAGCGGCAGAAGTTCTTCGCGGTCCCCCTTTAAGTGTCGCAAGCTATGCCACAGCAGACAATGCCACCACAACAGTCTGGAGGGATACGATCTATGCCTGACGATCAGTTAATGGCGCTAATGAAACAAAGAGGACTATTGTGACACTTAGTCAAACTCTTTTAGGTTCATCACTTGGAATAGGCGCAAGAGTACTTGAAGGATTTAACAGGCGCAAAAGGAACAAGTACCAGAGAGATGAAAACCTTTTTTCTAAACAGATAACTAAAGAGTTTGATAGAAGGCTACAACAAGAGGCTAACAGGAGAGCATCAGAAGAAACATCTATTGATGAAGAGTTTAACCGTCGGTTAATGGATGAGTACAAGCGACGATTGGCAGAGGGACAGGTGCAAGCGCCTACACCTTCACCTCTTCCAGATACAGACATCCCAACTGCACCTTCCAAGTTCAAACATATCAGGATTTAAATACGACCCAAAAAGCAAACAAATGTTTGTACAATTTTTAGACAAATATCCGAATCGTAATGGACCAAAATATGTATATGAAAATGTGGACCCGTTTATATACGAAGTGATCAAAAGGGGAGCTGTAGCACCAAAAACGTCCGGTAAAAACAAGTATCACACTTGGTATAAGGATGTGTCTCCCAGCTTAGGAGCTTCTGTTTACCACCTGCTTAAAATGGGCAATTACTCGTATAAAAAAATTGGTTAGTCAATATCTCTTAGATATAATTTATCTATAAAAGTTGTATTTTCATAGAAATCCCATTCCCATTCAACTTTTCTAGTTTTGAGATTGTATTCACCATTTCCTTCCAATACCTTTTTGAAGTTCTTTGATGTTATAACCTGAACAAACACATCTTCTGTAAACTCTTTTTTCAGATAATTATTATATATTTTATTTAAATTATCCCCAGTACCTGCAAGATCATTCCATCCACCACTAGGATAAAACCTAAGAAACTCGAATATTAGGTATTTCATTCCTCATCCTCATTCATGCTATTGTAAACATCTTTTAAATCCACGTGGGCGATCCTGTGTATTTCTGTCACGGGTATGCGATAATTGGCATTTTTTCCCTGTGTTAAACGAAGTGCTATGATCTTTCCGTCCCTAATACCCTTATACACAGTATTATAATGTACACCAAGTTCTTCCGCAAACTCTTTCACTTTATAAAACCGTTTCAAACTGTCACCTGCCTTGCAATTGTATTTAACACTGTTACCTGCATCACCATTGTTTGACAGCATAGTTTATTTTGAAAGAAAAAACTTTGAGGTTAAAAATGACAAAGGCAATTGGGTTAAGTGGATTGGTAAATGTTGCACCTGGTGCAATTCAGGGACATGGTGCGCCACCTAGTTCTGCTTCCGGAAATCTTGGACAATCATACTTCGATATTGATACATCTCCACCAACACAATACATTTATAATGGTTCTACTTGGGCACAAGGTGGTAATGAACTAGCAACAACAACTTCTCCAGGTATTGTCCTTATCAATACAGATGGGACGCTTGCAGGAGCAGATGATACCACAGTTCCCACATCTCTTGCGGTCAAAACCTATGCGGATGCCTTGGCAATTGCCGGTGCTCCTGTTTCAACAGAAGCTGTTCAAGGGATTGGTGAGCTTGCAACAGATGCTGAAGCAATTGCAGGAACAGCCTCTAC